GTCCCCGTTGGCTTCTCGGTTTCGTTATACCCCGCATGACGAAGAAGAGTATCCGTTCTTTGCTTTAGTTGTTGCAGAGGAATGTTGTCTTGTTCCCAATTGTAGAACGTACTCGCATCAAACATAGTGATGCTTGGGAAATCTTCAGTATGAGTTGAAGTCCCTGCTGTAAGTGATGTGAAGTTTCTGTAAGCCATTAGAATTCAATAGTCCACCTGAAGTCCAAGGTGAATTCGTTTGTTTTAACAATATTAGCAAAAGCTCGATATGCAATCATGTATAGTTCTTGAGGAGTTTGTTGTCGAGGATTATTCGAGAATATAGCCACCTCGCACAACGCTCCCCCACTAGCCGTATCTGGAATATTACATGCGCTGTCGTTTAAAATAAGTCGCCACATTACTTTGCGGTCTGATATCCGGTGGACAAACGCAGGAGGAATCTTAACAAAATTACTGGTCGCAGTAGTTCCTGCAGAGGTCATATACGTAAGCGCAGACACGTGAAGACCGATAGTGTTTACGTCCCCATACTGAGAACCAGGGATGGCAGATAACAGGTCAGCCCGCGATGAAGTTTGTACATCCTCAGCTGCCCTAATTGCGACTGTAGAAGCGCCAGTGCCAATCTGCATCCAATTCGCTTGAAAAGAGCTTACGTCGGAACCCGCATCTGCAGCGAAAGCGTGAGCCAAGGTAACACCCATGCCACTAGTGATAACGTTTTTCTCGCTGTAGTGTAACTCTTCAGTTCCATCCTTAAACACCTTATAAACTTCAAGGTGTCCTTTAATACTGTTCAAATCGGAAAATCTCATTTTAAAACTTCAAGCTCCATATTATAGTCAAAAATTCAGAATCTGCGTTCATTTTTAACCCTCCAGCTAAAAATACTTTCTTTGCGAATAATCTCCAGTCAGGCTCTTCATAGTCTTTCAAGTTATATAGACTTGTGGAGTAGGGTACGCCAGTTCCTGACACCAAGAACGGAGGTCCGCCATACTTATAATCTTGTTTTTTGGCAGAGTTAGTATAATCTATAGTCCACAGACCTGCGGATTCTATACCCCCACCGTAATAAGTAAGATACTCCACCTCTTCTTTTGTTAGTGTTAGGATATATTTTACAATTCTACCGTCCCACGCATCAACAGCTCCCGTACTTTCATGACACGGTCCAGACACAACTAAGCCCGCACTACTATCCAATACAGTAGTGGCAGTTGGGTGTCTTAGGATGTGACCTTTCGGGGTAATGGTGCTATACTGGTTAAGTGTTCCTGATATGCTGGACACGTTAGCGTTCCATTTAGAAGCCTCGGCTCCGTTATACCCGAACGTTCCGGCAGAAAATACAATACCACTCCCTGGCAAATACGCTCCCAGACTTACCGCTTTTTCATATGTTGGAATATGTTCAGTAGTGCTGGCATCGTAATCCCAGTCTGTGCCTGACGGGAAGAACTCAATCATGTTTTGGAAATGTCCGAGCTCGCCAGGAGTGCTTGCGTCTGTATAGGGCTGTACGGAGAAATCTTTCTCCTCGGGGAAGTCGGGCATTACAGAACTCACCTGGACTCCGCCTATAACTTGGTAAGCCCTAAAATTCTTCTTTAAGGAATCGAAGGGACTGCCATCGGGTCTCTCTCGTATTTTTAACCCTAGAAGCGCATCCTCCGGGACATTTGTAGGAAGTACAAACTCCGGAGTGGTAACGTCTCTTGAGAGTTGTTTTCTGCTCGCGGAGTTTGCCGGAAGGAATGTACCTAGGCTCCTGAACGCAGCGGTGGTCATATCCCCTGTATCTTTGTAAGGGTTAGCCTCAACCCATTGAGTGTTGCTGCCTGTACCAGAAAGCCAGAGAATCCTATCCCCGTGCTGTAAAAATACACCCTCTGAAATCGTACCGTTATTGGTCGCATAGTCGAACGCGAACGCGTACCGGTTACCACCTTTCATACCAAAATTCTCTACGGTATCGACATAGTTCGAATACGTCGTGTGGTAGTTTGCTTTGTTCACAGCCCCTACTTTTGTAAGCTTTAGATAGTCAGAAGTGTCTTGTCCTCCGCTAACATACATCACCGCGCTCACAGGTCTTGTGGACCGTGCAGTTCCGGTATAGTGGTGTTTGAAGTCTAAAGACCAACCCCCTGGATTCGCGAGATAAACAGGCTCAATAAAAGGTTCAGACGTTAGTTTATTTCTCTCATACGACGAAGGACCGTCATAGTACGCAGTTGTGGCATCAGCAAAAGTGACGTTGTGTACTTCAACATCGCTCCCGTTAAGGTGGAAAAGCATAAGCTCATAAATACTCTCCTTCTCCGCCGAGTACATAGAAGAAGCTATAGTATCATTGAACAGGGTTTGATTTCCATACGGGAGGGCTTCGTTGTGGATTCTGTCCATCCCGAAAACAGGGAGAACATGCTGCTCGTCATCTAAATCAATCGTGAAACCAAACCCAGACCCTATCTCGTTCCAAGTCGAAGCCCCGGCACTAACATCACGTATTGGTCTATGCCCGGACATAGGTCCTGAGGCATCGTTGAGTGCTTCTACCGAAGAGAGAGACGATGTAGCGGTCCAGGTGCCATCACCTTCATATACGAAGTAAGTGTTCATTTGCTCCCTCGGTGTTGGAGGACCGTCTATTTTGGCATTTTTAATGTATACAGTTCCTAGAGGGTCTACGCCATCGGTTACCCCATCCTTTACAAAAGTGTTAGAAGGGACCGCAACGGTTTCATCTACATAGAACCAAAACTCTACTGGTCTAGTACTCCAAGCAGGGTGGAGGACGTGTCCTTCCGGATAGTTCTCTTGGCGGGCAGCGGCAGCTCCAAAATCGGACTCCCGAATATCAAAGGCTACTGAAGCGGACTGCCATCCTTCAGCGTCCCCTTTAAGCTCAGCGATTTCGATGGTCGACTTGGCTAGGTTGTGGAAGTCTCGTCCGGGGTCCATCGTGTCCGCGTGGGAGCCCCCTAAGATAGTTTTTCCGTACTCAGGCTTGTTATTAAACCCATCCGAGTCGGGGACATTATCCCACTTTCTAGTTTGGAAATTATACCAAAAAGACTGAACCGCGGCTGACGGGTTGTTAGCTGCGATTTTCATCGCCACCTTAACTGGAGAGTAGTAGGTGTATGGATTGGAGGTATCTTGTAAATGCCTCAAATCCATGGAGAAGTTATACCTGCCATTTGGCAAGTTTACATACTGATTGAATATCCCTTGTGAGGAGGTGGCAGTCTCTACAAATTTATACAAAGGAGAGTCCGTATTTTGAAGCTGCCACTTTACACATTTTTGATGCTCTTGGTAGTCCCAGTCGGATAGTTCATCACTTGGGGGTCCTTTAGGTCCTGGCATAGTAAACCCGAAACCGGAGACAGCCGTATCAGGATTAAAATAGTTTTGGTAAGCGTTGCCCGCGTTATACGATTTTCCTATAGTAAGATACTTGGCATGGTTTGTCTTGTACGGGTTTGAATAGCCTTTGTGTATTAATGCGACTCCTACCTTTCCATTTCCTGTGTTGCTCTTACCTTCAACTATTAGGTTATATATTTTCTTAGGGTCTACCCCAGTTATCGTCTGGGACAGGAACGTGTTTCTATTTATGGAAGACAGGTTGTACCAGTCAGACGGAGGATTTTGCCCCACGTCTGTTATAATGCGCACACCAGACACGGGGGTTCCAGCACAAGAAGATACAACAACTCCTGACGCATACCCTTCATTGATATGCCATCCTTCAAGCTGACCAATATCTAAATTCCTAATTGTTAACTTTCCACGGTCCCCTTCGGAATCACCCGCATGACCAATAATGTCCAACTTGAACTCATCATTATAGAATTCCAGAGGCATCATAATGTTTGCCTGTAGCGTGGTGGTTGTACCCATGCCCAGCCCAGCACCTAGCAGCTGTTCCGTTCCGCTTCCCCCCCACGATTTGGATTCATATAAATCTCCAGAAACAAAATTATACTTTAAATCTCTGGTTACGTTAGTACAACGAATCTTTACGCCAGCGGCGACGTTATCATTCACAGAGGAAACAGGAGTACAATCAAACTTAATTACAAGGCTTCTGTTGGAGTATGGGTCATTTAAATAACCCTGTTCAAACCTAGAACCTGTCTGGGTATAGAAGTCGGTCCATTTTTTAGGAAACTTGAATCTTTTACTCAAAGTCGCTGTTCCTGAATTATCAAAAATAAGTGAACAGGAGTTGAAAGAGACCCCGATATTAGTTTCGTTGCCGTCCACTGCTTTAGGGGGCTTGCCGTTGGTTCCGTATTCATCAACATTGTCTACGGAAATCCATCCCCATAAAGCACTAGTTTGGGTACTTTCGTCCAGAGCGTTAGCGGATGCGTACAGAGGAGAATAGTGTTCAAACCCTCCAATTTGGTAAACACCCATAACCCTAAGGTCCTCGGGGCTACCTTGACCCTCTGGGTAAGCTCGCAGGTCGTAAGGGGTTAAATCTTTGAAGCTAGTATTACCAACTAAAGATTCAACCTTACTAAAATCAGGGTTTGTTACAATATAATCGGTTAATGCCTCTAGCTTGAAGTTGTGAAGACGGACTTGACCTTTCTCAAAATCTGTTTCTTGAGGTGCTGTTATTTTTACAAAATAATCAAACAACTCGACACGACTACCTTGGTCTATTCTGTCAAACCCCGTTGTTATAAAAAGCTCATGTAGTTCGCCTGAGATAACCCCGGAGGCGTGAAGAGTTCTACTTAGCCTACTTTTATCTGCGACGGATTGTTCGTCAACAAAATCAGCTTGGGTAAAATCCCACACATGGTCTCTTAAATCTACATCTAAAGCATTACGTCTCGATATCCTGTCTCTTCGGAGAAGCTCAACTTTTACCGGAGACTTTCCATCTACACCTAAACTTAGCTTGTATTTTGTTGCGAGGTCCAAAGTTACGGGAACTATTACTTCTACGAAATCCTGTCCTCGCACCTTTGTACACGTCAGGGAACCCCCATCTTCGTTGCTTCTAGAAACCTCAATAGTTGAATGTTTTACAAGGTTAGCATCTCGAAGTGTAGGTCCTTTGTATTCTTCTGCAGTGGATTTTCTAGCAGATGTTTTTTGAAGCCCTCTTTTACCGAACTGAGTAAAATTAAAATTCTCCCTGTACGGAAGAAGGCTGTAATAACTACCGCTGATATCTAAATATTGCTTAGTTCCGGCACCATCGATATCGTTTTCGTAAACGACTGCGTGTCGGGAATCTCTCTTATTTAAGGTTCTGGAGCCAGCGCCTAAGGTTAACGAGTGGATAGTGTAGTTGGAGACTGACTGTACAGGGGACCCTGCTAAAGGCGTTGTCCCGTCTTCCTTCTCTAAAGGTAGATGCGTGAAAATATCCGCGCAGGCTACCTTGCCTCCGTGAACTACCAAGTTGTGGTCTTCGTATGTCTTACTCCAACACCCGTCCTTAACTTGAAAAACTTCTACAACTCCTTTCATATCTTATTTATATTTCGTACACTGTAGTGGACCCTTTTCCGGCTCCGAAGAGGGCTTCTCCATCATCAGCATTAGTCCTAGCGCTTCCCCCGAATGGGGTTAACATCTCAGACCTGCCTCCTCCCGAAGCGCCAGCCAAAGAATTGGAATCGCTCGCATTCCTAGAATTTAATTTATAAGTACTTATGATATCGTTAAAATATCTCATAATAACTTTAACATCTTCCCTATCATAGTCGACTGTATTAAATTTGTCCGACGTAAGTTCATTTAATTCAAGGTCGTACCCTGAAATATGGCGTACGTCAATACGCGTTTCCTGAATAAGTTTCTCCGCGTTTGGACCTTGTACCCTGAAAAATTCTATATAGTATCCGGTATCTTCGTTGTGTATCTCCGAGCCGCCATAAGTATCAAAATCAAACTCTAAATTTTGAACTTCTCTAGTACCTGCTGGGATAGCAAACATTACGCCGTCCCTCATAGGCTCTCTTACGTAATGGTTATCCGAGATGGGGACTAAATCTTGGCTAGCTGCGACGTGTCGCCGTCCGGACATAAATTTAATATGTCCTTTTTCATCCATTCTATGATACCAACCTGTGTAGTTAGCTCCAGAGTCTTTAATTACATACTGTCCCCCCGGAGTATACATGTCCGTTCTGTATCCAAACATTTTCCGGTCGCCTACCATATCTCTAGTGTAGTTAGACTGGGTCATGACATCCCACTTCCTGGTTTTAAAGTTAAACACTCGACGTTGCTCACGACCATCAGAACCGGTAATAATGTCGGTACAGACTCTAACCCCTAACAGCGCAAACTTTTGCGCAAAATCAACATTCTCCAGCTCAACCCCGGCAGCCTTCGCCTTTATAGAAAATCTATATTTGGAGTCCGGCATTAAGGTGTTGGATTCTGTACTGAGTTTTTCCTTTAAAGAAACCTTATACAACACAGACCACTTGGCAGCAGTGCTCGTTCCATTTGCGTACGTCAGAAACAGCTGATAATCGTCGGAAGGAGAATAATTGGTCGGGATATCAATATCTGCAGTGAGCGTTTCCCTGGCAGTAGTACTTGTCGCGGCTATGGTTCCAGTCGTTAAGTTCTCTTGTTTTGTAACATTTGTTAGCCGGTAAGCCCATATGCCTGCAGATACTTCAGACCTGACGTCTAAAGATAAAGTATAAGTTTTGCCAGGAACGATTCCTGGTCTTACGCCCTTCAAATCGCTGCTTGAGGTATCGTAAACAGGGGAGATGTTTGTTCTTATTGTCGGACAGGCTCTGTTTCTGATTTCTACCGTAGCCTTTTTACTTACTAAAACAATGAAATTGTTACCGCTAGCGTCGGCGGTGAGGTCTGGGAAGAGGGAGAAAGGACCTTGAGAGCCATCAACAACTGTTAAAGTTCCTGCGTTTGTTCCAAGATTATTCCAATTTGGGTCCCTAGCATAATCAGCTAAATCCCAACCTTTCACCTCTAAAGCATAAAGAGGGAGATTTGTTCTTGACGGAGGGTTATCCGTAAAGTTCGGGTTGCTAATAAAGTTCTTCTTCTGTAACAGCGGGAATTTGAACTTCAAACAATCCTCATACTTAGAGTGAGCGCCACGGCTAAACAAAGATATAGTATCAGAGTCCGCATCCGTAACTCTAAACTTAGAATATGAATCGTTAAGGACTGCGAAAGATTGCCCAACCGGACTAGTCACTACTTCCATAGCAGACAGTAATGACACATTACTGTACTGTTTAACTCCTAGGAATTCGTCCAAGTCAGGTTTCCATGCGTGAAGACCTTCCTCTGAAGCTAGACCAAAACTTTCAACTAACTGCCTCGTACCGCTTGAATTATAAAATACGTTCGAATGGATTCCGTCACCACCAATAATATATTTGTATTCCGGACGCGTAGAAATCTTATCATCTACACCAGGGGCACGCCCCGGAGTGTGAGATTGGGAGTCGTCCAATGTTCCGTCGATAGCTATGCTTCTTACAGGAACATCACCACCAATAAGGAAAGGTCCAAAGGTGTGATATAAAAGACTGAACCCAGTATCGTCCAACCTATTCATAAATTCATTTTTATATTTACGGTAAAGCTGGTTTACACCTGTTCCAAAACTTCTATCCAACATATCTTCATGATTGAAGTTGAGAACAGCCCTATCACCTGAACGAGCGAACTCCTTGAGGATAATATCTATAATTTGGCGGTTTACTTCGAATACCCTGTGTCTCTCCTCAGCACCTACAGCACTACAATTTACGGAGTACCTTTCAGCGGCTCTAAACGGGAATGCTGCGGAAGCCTGAAGCCCTGTCTCTGCAGAAATCCATCTTGGTCGGGCATGACCAGTACGGTTAGCCCGCACAGCGTTAGAAGTATCAAACTCCCTGGAAGAGGTGTCGAAGTAGCTTTGTGAGGAGAAGTTCCACCCTTTTGGTTGGAAAACTGAGTTTTCTAGCGCACTAAAAGCGTACCCTACGCCATCCCCATTGGAAAGAACTTTAAAAGAGCCTGCGGAAGCTGCGGTGTTTGTGGTACTCCCCCAAAGATACGTATTCATGAAATCCATCGTGTGGGGTGAGTTTCTTCCATTTCTAGAAAAGAACCTTCCCGGCAAACTATATCTTAGGTTTCTGGCTCTGGACGCGTTCCTGCTAGGAACGACTCCAACACCAGCCCAAAAGTCTGAGTTTACGTCGGGGACAAATCGACCTTCTTGGTATGTGCCTGCGCTTACACCGCCATCCGCCAAACCAGAAAATCCGGAAGTAAAGGTATCGTTTGCTATGTTGGTTGCAGCATCTTGTTTGGAGAAATCCCCTTGGAGACAGAAAGTCGCGGAAGGGAGCAATCCTCCTGAACCCCAACCATACCCATCAAAAATACCATCATTTGTCTGTTCGCTTCCTCCACCGTCTGCCATGTTTTTCGTGATGACAGAATGGACCATAACCCTAAGGGGTACAAAGTCCCTGAATACTTGATGAAGCATTCTAAGGTTTTCTAAGTTAAGTTTCGTGTTGCCTTTCTGCGCGAAGTCGGCATCCTCAGCGTTGATATCCAATATCATCGTAGAAGACTTCCTATTCCAATAATCGCTTAAAATAGTAGCGTCTTCGAAAGCGTTGCTACGTAAAGGCAGGGAACTCGTGTTTGGTGCCACCGCCAAAGAAGAGGTATGGAACTTAAACCGTTGGCGGTCCCCCGGCATTGGAGGTAGTTTGTCTAATCCTAAATTATCTTTACAGAAATTGGTAATGTACTCCGAAGCAGTAGGGGAAACCCCTAACCCACCATGGTCTGGAGATTTAACCATAATCGAGGAAAGAGACTCAAGTGCGTCCAAGGTGATATATGAATCGGAATAAAACCTATCATTTTCCCACGGCGGGACTTCGACAATCTTTCCACGATGCGCGAACCCGTTCGGTGAGTTCGGGTTGTCAATTATCCCTTTCCACATATCACTTTCTTTCCAGTGCCTACCTTTAATGTGGATAAGTTTGTGCGTGTTGTCCAAGTACTGAAGCAACATGTCAACCGCAAACCTAATAGTATTGTCTATATTGTCCGGGTCGTGGTTAATTTTTACACTTCCCGTATTTCTCCAAAAAGAAACCCATGTCCTAACTTCTCCTGGAGTGGCGGACGTCATGAAAGATTCTGTCTTAAGAACATAATAAATCATGTTAGGGAGGTACGACTCCCAAGTCTCCGTTAAACCACTTGTCGGGAAGAAAACATTACGGTCGAAAATATACTCCACGACGGCATCCAACCCGGAAGTGGTGCCTTTCATCTTGTAAGCAGTTACCGCATTTCTTAGCTGCTGTCTCCACTCGGTAACATCCTTGCCGATTAATTTCCACCCAATTAAAGTCGCTAAGTAATCCAAGAACTCCGGAGGGCAGTTGTCGATATCAACCAAATCCCCGATAGAATCCACTACGTGATGAATATCATACGTAGCGTATCCTAGCGCACGCAAGAATTTACTAAGAGAGCCGCTATTGGCAAACTTAGTAGGAATTAAAGTAGAGGACGTGAAAACCTCTAAACTATCCCTCACCATAGGTGAGGAATCCATATTCTCGTCAACCCACAAGCCAAGTGAAGTCTTGTACGCATCAAGTAACTGCGTTCCAGACAAATATGTCTCCCCTGAGACTTGAGAGGTGGAAGATACGAACTCAGCGGGCATAAACCGGCTGGCATTTAAGTTGGGGTAGTTATACTCTCTGTTTTTCCAAATGTACTCGTAAAGAACATTAAGACAATCCTTTTCCGTAACAGTCTTTCCTTGGTATAGGTTTTCAGACCACAGGCTCGAAGCTAAAGAACTTAATTCAACGTGGTCTGCATGTTTAGATGTAATAGAGGGACCCGGACTGTTTAAAAGATGCAGAAGCCCCAACTTATCAACAAGTGTATCATGCGCCAGCCCAACAGTACTTACTTCGGGGTATAGAGAGGATACACCTGGAACGTTTGAGTTGTCTCCAGAGAACCATAAAGCGAAAGCTTGGTTGGTTCTATAATCAGAATTCAATATTGTTGCGCTAAGACCACTACCTTCCATGAACGTTACAAGCTCGGAGGATGCAGTAAAATCTTTCCAGTCATAGCCTAAAGGAGCTAAAACATAATCATTGAACACATCTGAGGTTACCCGTGTTAATTTATTTGCCGGGACAAATTTAGCCTGGAGTTCAGAAATACTACCTATTGCGCTCGACTGAAACAACGAGCTGGCATTTTCGACTAGCTTCAAATAATGAGCTAGAGTTTTGTAACTTAACTCTTCCCCTACACCAAAATTCAACGCCTCCCTGTCCGTGTACAGAGAGGGCACTAGGTGATTTATAGTTTCAATGTAGTTGTATTTCTGAATTGTCATTATACTATATCCACAGTAAGCTCAAAGTTGTTGAGTTGGATAATTTCGTTAACATTAACGTGGATGTCCCCGGGGAAGTTATCCACTGTAAAATAGCGAACACCGGGAAGCTCGTTCATATAGTTTTGTAGTTTGGAAAGGGATAGCGCTTCCCCAAACTCTCTACGGTCCACATCAAAGTAAGCTAAAAGACCATCTACCGCAACCTGTTTAATTGCGTTTCTTCTATGGACATCCGCCTCGTCAATTAACACAGTGCAGTTTAAATCCAAAGTTCTAATAACCCCATCTACGAGGGTTATCTCGTCCGTCATCATTTTAAGGTTGTTTAGGTGATTCAGAAGTTCCCCTTTAAGAAGCAGCGAACATCTCTCTAGTTGAAGTTGGGATGCTTTGGCAAGGCAGTAAATATCGATGTTGTTTGCGCCAGCCCCATTATTACGAAGAACCGCCATTGCTTTTCCTACAGTACCATTGGCAGATGAAAAATTATTCGCGGCAGCTGTGTAGTCTTCCCCAGTAACACATCTGTGCTGTGACTTGAATACGTGGGGGTAGTATTTCTTCGCGTGCGCTACGGATTCTTTATCTCTTCCTCCGGTGGCTTTAGTAATGTTTCGCACAGAAACATTCATAGTAGAACCGGTGTTTTTAGTACTAGGCACTGAAACGTTGAT